AACTCTATGGAAGATAGAGACAAAATTTATATTGATGCTAATGATTTGATCTTTAACACTGAAAGCTCAAAGATCAAAGCTGAGGGGATTGATCCAAAGGTCTGGAAGCATATAACTGCAAACTGGAATGATGACCTTTTTCAAGATCAAGTTGATACAATGTATGCTTCATTGACTGACAAAAGAATCATCAGTCTTATGCTTTCGACATTTGATAAATATTCCACTCTTAACAAGCTAGACAAGATGAAGACAGTAGTGACAGAAAAAGACCTTTATGAAACTAAGGTTGATCTCTCTACACCTGCAATTAAAAGATTTGCCAAATACTTAGATCGTGAAACGAATGAAGCAACCTATGAGTTGCAACAAACTGTCCTTGCTGAAATTAAATTTCTTGGGGCAATGTCTTTATCTAAAAACTGGCACACATTAGTTGTTTGGCATTATGTCACCGACAAAGATGCCATTAGAGAACTAGATGAAACCTTAAATGGTGATGGATCATATATTTCTGCGATTATTTATCCTAATAACAACAAAGAACCTCGATCTGTTGTTTATCCAACATTTAAATCAAAAGATGAGATTGATAAATTAGCACAGAATGGGGAGGAAGTTTTTGATCATAAAATGCTAGGTCTCACTAAAACTCAAAAGGTTGTGATGATGAACTTCTATCAAGCAAATGGATTAGCTTCCTTTTTTAATGATTCAGAGTTTGCTACTGAAATGTATCAAATGAAAAAGAAGATTGATATTAACACCATCCAGCAGAGGTTCGCTTATGTCAGACAATTCCTTTGTGGTCTTTCACAGAACAAACTTGCTTTCTGGTTATCAGAAGAGGGGATTCAGATTGATAACAAAGGCGTTAAGTATTGGGAAGAGAAGCAAACAGATGAACCATCTTTTGTGAAGAATCATTGGAAAGAGGTTAAAAAAGTTTTATCAGAGCATTCTTTCCATTTGTTGAGAATTTATATGTCTAATGATCTTTTTAGATACTCACAGAATGAAGACTGGAGAGCAGTAGATATAAAACAAGTTGAGTGGTTTTTAAATGATTTCATTCTTTATGGCACACCAGATGCAATAAGATTCGAGATTCCAGAAATGATTAAGCACACCACTGAGTTGAAAATTAAAAGTGAGAAAGATTTGTTGTGGGAAAACGCAACGCTTAAAAAGATTTCTTCTAATACAAAGGCGAGACCATTGACTGAAAAAGAAGTGATGGATGAGTCTGGATATTTAAAACAATGGATCAATCTCTTTTTAGAGATGGAAGAATCTAAGATCATAGATGATCTCGATGCTCATTATGATGATGAATACACTAAAAAGGAAGTTTATTATCTCTGGCACAAAGCTAATCAGCTTTATAAACCTAAATTAAGTGAGGAAAGAATCAAACAACTTCAAAAACGCAAAAAAGGGCAGAAGAATCCACCCTTTTAATAAATTAATGTATTTCCAGCGAATCATCTGACAAAACAATTGTTCCTCGATCACATCTTCGGCAATGCAACTCAGAAGCATTGTGGATAGTATTCCACCTAAGTTCTGAAGTTCCATTAAGACAGATCGGACATTTGTAGGACATTTGATCTCCTTTGGTTGCTACATAGAAAAACTTGCGAAGATAAGGATTAATGTTGCCATTAAACCTAATACTTTATAAAACTCAGCTTTGTCCAGCTTGTTATCCAACTTCTCTTCAATTTTGTCTATTTTCTCCAAGACCATTTGCAGTAGCTCCTTTTGAGTGAAGTTTGGATCGCTACTTTTTGGCATTGTAGCTTTTCATAACTGTTTTTAAGCAGTGATAAGACAGATGCAAGTCCACCAACAAAAGCTGATCTGAGTAGATCTCCATCGCTTCCTGTTAGTGCTTCAGCTGTGATCATTGCAATGAATGTCTCAACGAATGTTGCAATGCAACGCTCTCCGAGATCTTTAAAATCTAAATCTTTAAACATTTTTTCTCCTAATGGTTGTGATTGTTTGCTTCTATATACGCCAGTCGAGTCTTTAGATCATCAATTTCCCATTGTTTGTTTTGAATGGTTTGATTTAAAGTCTCTATGCGAGTGATCGAATCATTTAGATCCTGCCATTCCCATTTCTCTGGTATATATTTATTCTGTGTGTCGAAACCCTCATCTCTGATGGTTTGTTCTAAAGTCTGCAACTGAGACTGCATATAAGCAACCTGTTCACGAAATTGATCAGCTTGGTTGCTGACCAGTTCTAATTGATAGACTTTTTCATATAAGACAGATATGTCAGAAGTGACCATTGTGTCTTCTTTTAATTTGCCAAACTCTCGCTCAACAAACGCCATACGATCATCGATGCCTTGTAGTTTATTCACTATCTCTGTTGCAGTAGATAAACCAGCACCGATCGATCCTAAAAGTGTGAATGAAGTGACTATGATTGCGAGATTATCTTTGATTTTTCCGATCATCCATTGCCACCGATCTTCCAGATGATCTCTGTGATCTCTGCATCAACTGATGAAAGGATTCCTAATAACTCTGATTGCTTGTCCATCATTCCTTGGACTTCGGACTGCAATATGCCCATTTGTAGCTCTAAAGCTCTAACTGTATTAAATAACCAACTAACCAGACCAGTGAGGATAGTTCCTAGCCCTCCAACGATCAGCTGATTCATATTCAACTTAATATCCATAATTCGTTTTTATTCCTTTGGTTGTGTATTTCCAGAAATATCCTCGCCAAGTGATCGTGTCCTCTTTAAAGATCACTAATTCTGGATGAAATGTGTTTGCTTTGCGATCAACAACAAGCGTGATGAATCCACCTTGCCAATCTGGTTGTTTTGAATAACCTAGACCATTAAGATCTGCCATCGTTCCTGTCTCGATCCCTGTATATAAATTCATCTGCTGTCCAGTCCATCTTGTGTGATGAGTGATAGCCAGTCGATGTGTGTGTCCTTGTATAACTGATCCATCAACACGATCCAAGTTAGCAAGAGCAGACATTCCTGCCTTTGCACGAACAAAGTTGCCATGTCGAGCAAAAAGCCCTTTGACAATCTCATATTCTGGATGTGGATAAACATCTGATGGTTCATCCCAATAAGTCCAACCAATGTCGTTAAATCGCATCAGAGAAGCTAAATGCAAGACAGATTTCTCTTTCTCACTCACATCAGCTTTCTTTATACCGAACAGCTGGGGGAGTTTTTCGACTAATGCTTTTCTCAGTCTGACTTCGTGATTGCCCTCAATAAAGATCATCTCTGATCCTTTCTTAAGACCAGCTGATGATCCTAGGTCTCTTAATGTCTGATGACCTTGATCAATCCCTTGTTGCACTGTTGAAGTGAAATCTGGATTGGTGGCAAAGTGTGACAAGCTAGGGAAGTCAATAAGATCTCCCATATAGACTAAGCCATCTGGTTTCAGATCATTTAAAAAAGAGTGGGAGAGTTCAGTCAATATCTCATTCCGAAATGGCAATTGGTGATCACCGAGAATCACAAGCATCTCTTGTTTGGCTTTCGCCTTGAGTTTAGGTTGAGGACTGAAACCATCACCCCCAATTGATGCAAGTGAACTGATTAACTCTCCCAAATACTTGGGTTTTTGCTTCAGTGTCGCTTTTGTCTGTTCAAACAGTTGAACGCCATCAGTTGATGGAGCTTCCCACTGGTTGACAGTTAAACTCTGGATCTCCCATTCATCTGGTGAGAATCCTCGTTCTTTTAACATTCTCCAGACTTCATTAATGTCTGATGATCCTACTGGCAGAGTTGCAGTTGCCTTGTCATCTTTTCTGGAGATCTTAACCTTTTCGGACTTGTCCACGCCTTTAATGACTGTGTTGTCCTTGTTATAATTTTTAAGAGATTTCTTTGGCACGATGAAGAAGTCCTTGTCTTACTGTGTCGAATTTTCTATTTAGATTGCTTGGAGCTTCAGAGATTAACCATTTAGCAACAACTGTTGCTGGAATGCCATCTTTTATACCTTTTATACCCTCATCAACTAGATCTTTGATATCTTCTCTGTCCAAGAAGCCACCTTGTCCAGAAGTAGCTGGATTTTCTTGATAATATTTCTTAAGTGATTTTTTCGCCATTGTTGTCCTCTTTTCTTAATTATTCGATTGTGAATTTGGTTGAACACTGTCTGCAAAAGATTCCTCCACCTACATCAATAATGTTTTGATCTGTTGAGTTGTGTTCTTTCTCTGTTGGTCTGTCGTGATCTATAACATCAAGCCAGACTTCATCGCCTTTGAGCAGAGCATCTCTAATGATTGGATATGTCCTTAAATAATTATTTCTGGATGATCCCACCCATCCAAACTCTTTGATCTGGTTATTGGTCTGATTATCGCCTAAAATTATGCACCCACTGGATGACTTTGCCGAATTTCCAGCGTGGATCAAGACATAGGAATATTCTGCACCAGAATAACCTTTCACATCTTGAAGTTCCAACATTCCAGCTGAATGGAACTCAGCACCATACCTCTTAAGGTATCTGCTTTGAAATCCTCCAACAGCTCTAAACTTGATCTGATAACGACCATCAGCGAATCTAGTGATGTGCTTGATCTTCTTTTCACGATATGGATCTTCTACTGTATAAGCCAAAAACTTTTTAGATCCATCACCATTCACGATCGACAAGATCCCAGATGTAGAGTCTTCAGTTGAGCTAAATCTTAAAAGTTCAAGATTCATTAGATACCCAACCAGCAGTCTTTGGATCTGATGTGTCTGCTTGATACAAATCTTCATCCCACCAATAAAAATTGTCATCATCTGATGGATTAG